CATTGGTACTTGTCACCTCCTAAATGACGTATAACCTTCGCGGTTACTGACACCATCGAGTGACTACCCTCTCGGGTAGTAAGCCTAGATTCTCTCTAACCTATCCCTTCCGGGAATCAGTGAAAGAGAAAATCGGTAAACCTTTGGACTCCAACGAACGAAACGACGATAAAAACCAGCGTTTTATAGCTGATTCTTATCTGAACGTTAAGTTCGTTTTGTCCATCGGTATCCTGGCCATCAGAGAGTAAGTTGATAGTCCTACCTAGGAACGAACGCCGAACAGTTATGTCCGGCGCCGTTCCTGGCGGATCGTCCCCTACTCCCTGATGCTCGCTACGACTCACCACCAAGAAGCTTGGTGATGAGCGCATCCGAAGTGGCGGTAAACAGGGTTTTGAATCCTGTATAAACCGCCAAGATCTCCGTATTCGTATAGCCCGCGGGCGGCAAGTCGAACACGACGTAATTCGCCATGTTCACCTTGACGTTATCCGAGGGCTTAAACGGATCGGCGGTCAACTTCGAATGATCGATCCGAAGCAGACGACGAACCCTACCCTGTTTTACCAGGGCGTGGTTCACCGAAAGCTTCACGAGTCCGTCAGCCGACGTGTAAGCCGACTCTGCCCCTTCCGCATAAGTTCTCGGAAGAGGAATTGTCGTCCCACTAATCGTGACGGACTGTGGATCGGTGAAAGCCATAGGCATCACTCCTAGGGCCCAGGTCTTGGGCCCCTATTGGCGTTTGGTGCAGGTAGTCCATCAATTACCGCAGACGGCTTAAGCCGAGAGCGGCAATTATGGCTTTCTGAGTATTATCCAAACTACTCAGATCTATGCCGAACCCAAAGGGCGTCGCCCTTCTCCTTAACTTCCTCTCGGAAGTTAACACTATCGGAGAAGGTTGACCGGAGAATTTTGTCCCGGCCCTAAGGCCGAGATCTCCGACATGAGTATAGGTGTCACGGACCACAGAGTGTTCCATGATATACCCATACTTAAGTACAAGACCATACTTCTGGTAGGCGGTGAGGTTATGAACTATATCCCCAGCGCTTGTAAACCAGTCGACGGCCCAGCTCCACGGCGCGATTGACCAAACAACGTCGGGTGTCAAATCAAGGCCTAAAACCTGCCTTGATTTGTTCAGGACGTCCCCGTATCGCCAACCAGGTAAACTGGCTGGCGGATGATACGTGAACATTCCTGAAAACCAACGTTGCTTTGTAGTCTCACGACTACGGACAATCTGGCCGTAATGTCCAGGTACGATTTGACCATTGTTCCACATAAACTGCAACGCCACATAACCAGGCGCTGCAGCATGTGCTACCGTGGAAACAACAGTCTCGTCGTACGAGGCTTCAGGCGAAAACGACATCTTCCGCCGGACACCCTTGCCTCCATCTCTAACAAACTGTTCATACAGTTTGTTAAAATGGTGGATACCATGGATAAAATCCTTGATATCCGATACAAGAGGTAACCAGCCGAATTGGAAGTTGAGATACTCGTCCCC